GCCTTATATGCCACGCATACCTCATTACAATTCATAAAAAAACCACCGATATAAATCAGTGGTTCAGATACTTAGACGTTTGGTAATTACACAAATGAACTGACAAGTCCGGAGGAAAATGTGTTCTCACATGGGAAGTTGTTCATACCAATGAATAAAGTATCCCAGGCGTCGGTACCATCGGTCCTGTTTTCCAATTTATCTTCATCACTCTCGGCCAATTTCTCACCGCGTTTATCTTTCTTGAAACCATTTGGACCCTGATAGATTCCAGTCTGTTCCATGGCCAACAACAAAGCTTCATTTTTATTTTTATTGAACATTGGAAATAAACCTTGCTGCCCCTTTAATGCCATATTGATTAAGTTATTTTTTTCCATGTGATTCATTGGATTACCAATATGAATACCTTTGACCTGCCATCCTTTTTTTATGAATGTGTCCATGATTACAGATGCAAAATCAATATCATTAACAGCATAATTACTATTCAATGCAGTACTATCATAGTAATAAATTACCTCTTTCCTTTTTTGATGCCGGTAGTAATGGCAGAAGTCCTCTACAATTTCAACTAATTTACGATCATACTTAACGTAAAAAGATTTCAATGTCTTCATTTTGAAACCGGAACTTTGACCGGCAACTAACCAGTTAATTTTGCCATTATAATCAAATGCAATACTTATTGGTGCATTCTTATCTAGATCTCCATCCTGAAGACAGGAAAGATCCTTTGTTTTATCAAAGTCAAAATCAAGATTGCGCAGGTATGAATTGTCAAAAGCTGTATAGTAATGATCAGATTCCTTTAGGTTGTTATAGAATCCATCTTTGAGCATACCTACCCTTTTGCACATAATTGAGGTCTGGAATACCAATGCTGGAAGATCACGCTTCATCTGCTTTATATAGGACTCACCTAGTACCTGAAGATTCTCGATGGAACTGAATACATTATAGTCAACAGCAATTCTACGGAACTTTGCCAAATCACTGCACAATGATTTATAGTAAGCAAAAATATATGGTTTTGGTTTAATTCCTTTTTGTTCAAATTCTTTCAGCTTACTCATAATTCTCCACTTCTCATATATAATTGCATCAATCTGAGCAATGAGTTCCTTATCACATTTGGATTCATAATTAAGAAACCAACTTCCTTTTTTTGTTGTTGGCATATCAGAAATAATTAACATACTGTGATGGAATGGAGATTTTCCAAAATGAGCACGTGTACCACCATTAGCAGGAAACGTTTCATTATTAAGTTTCTCATGATCCAGGAATTTCGCTTCATCTAAAAGAAGTGAGTCAAATGTTAATGAATTGGATGACCCTACAACGTCTTGAGATATAATTGGATTAATAGATCCATTATACCAACTTATTACATGATCATAATTTACAGGCTCTGTTAATGGTTTTTCAAAGTGTGCTGATCTTGGAGGTTTTTGACCAACAAAAAAATGAAAATTTCTTTTATATCCCCAACTTTCCCAGGCTGCTATTGTTCCTGGTAGTGTACGAGTAAATGCTTGCTGGAATGTACCGGCGATTATTCCATGATTTCCGCGTGGCATCCTCTGTACGTTACCAAGTTCATAAGGTGCTGCAATACCATGAGTCTTTCCAAGGCGCCTTCCACCAACTACAACTTCGGTATTGCACTTTCTGAACATTACGCGCTGTTGAGCGGCATTAAAATAGATTTTTTGGGTTTCTCTAGAGATCGGCATATTTTTCAAGACTTTTTATGTCGATTTCATCATAAGTCACATCTTCAATCTGATCTTCATATTTTTTCTTCATAGCAGCTTGTTTTTCCTTAAAGTTTGGCATTGGATTAATACCGATTACGGTTGGATCTTCAGTGGGTTCTAGTTGTTGTGGTACAATTTGATCCCATGGCGTTCTTTCAGCGTCTTCAGTGTCAAGCTGATTGAATTTACCGTATGTGGCCATGGCTTTAACCATTGATCCCGGATCATTCTTTAATTCTGCCAGATCGTAAGCTTTATCAATTCTATTATTGAATTTAAAGCGGTGCCAGTCTTTAGATTGTCTATTTATGGAACCCAGTAGGTCTTTTATGATACGAAGGTCCTCATAGGCCGCAGAACGCTCAACACCGCTACTATTCATTATATGTTGAATGATCTCACGGTCTTGTTTGGATGGAAATTCATTCATAAGGGTGTAGGCTGAACGAATTCTAAGCAAGCGGTCACGAACTTGCGGAGCCAGGTATGCTAACTTATCAGCATCATCATAGAGGTGCTGTACACAAATGTCGTATGTTTGTTTTTTGCTCATTGACATAGGTTTAATTATAAATAGGCCCTGACATGATCAGAGCCTATTTATTTTATTTGATTTGGATTTTATTCTCCGGTACCTGGGTTCACATTTTCGCCTGCAGTAAAGTTTTCACCTCCTGCTTCGCAATCTGTAGACCCTTCACCTGGTTCCGTATTTTCCACTGCAGGTAGAAGATCTTCACCACCTTCTGTGTGATTTTGTTCTCCGGTACCGGGAATTTCTTTTATTTCTAAAACTTCACCGACTATTAAGCCTAAAGCTTTGAAATTTGCAACCTGATCAGGTGCAAAAGTTTCACCATTTTGAATCAATTCGTTGTATCGTAACTGCATTTTTTCGAGTAATGCATTCATTTTATCCGTTTCTCCGGATTCAATCAATACAACCATTTTAGATTTGTTGTCACTCAAAAATTTGCGATTTGCAGAAACGCGCTTGGCATCAATCTTTTCACCAGGGATAATTATCGGTTTTTTATCTGTAGCAATTGGTGCATTTGCATCGAAGCTATCATATAGATTCCAGTTGTAAGTTAAAGTGCCATCCAGTTCCAATAATTCCTCAAGGAAAGGAAGTCTTTCAGATGCCGTATGACCTTCACTGCTCAATACTTTCAATCTTTCAAAACGAGATCTCATTTCATGATAAATGATCACGTTCTTTTCAACAATTGCCTGCATATTTTCAGGTAAGGTGTCGTGATCCGGACGCTTTCCTTTTACCGATATCGCTTCAAGTTTTGTTTCAAGATTTGAAACTTTTGTCTCTAACTCCTGCGAATTTTCCACCGGCGCAATAAATCGTTGATCACCAATGATTTTCTTTAGTTCATATTCCACTTTCTCAAAGTTGGACCTATGAATCACATTTTGGTGCAGTATTCGGTTTCTGTTACCCTGTAGCATCAACTTTGCACCTTCTTCGATCGTGCGAACTTCGGGATCAGCATCAAGCCAATCGTTCACTTGCTGTAAATACGATTTTTCAATATTCATTTTTTTTATGGATTATGGGTTCTTTATTAAAGTATTTCAAAAGTAATTACGGGTAATTACAACAAAAAAGACAAAAAAAACGCCTGACAATTGATGCCAGGCGTTTCAATAATTTATTGAAGGATATTTTTACACACCCGGATTGATAGTACCATCATTGGTGACGATCGCGCCGGTGTAAAATAAGCCTGGGGCAAGGTCGGTAACAGTAACGGTAATGGTTGTACCCATTTCGTCAGTTGCAGCTCCACCAAGCTTCTGATCAATGGCTGTGTCTGTTTGAAACATTTCATTTCCAACGACGCGCCATTTGCCTTTCTTTGTTTGTGCCAGGTAGACCATATCGTCATTATTTGCCTGCATACAGAATCCGGAAGCGTCTTCTTCAACGCCTGGGTGTTGCAATACCAATTGATTCAAGAATGTTTTGCTTGGTCTGGTACCTTGACTTTTACCATCAAGTGGTGACTTGTCAACAATTACACCGATCTTCTGCCATTTTGCCAATGCTGCTAAGATAAAAGATCCGGTGTAGGTTACCAGTTCCCCCATTGCCGTAACAAATGTTTCTGGCAAAGTTGGCCAGGTTACAATATCCCTCTTGGGAATGCAGTATACATCTTCGCGGATTCCCGGAAGATTTGTTTGTCCAACTTTCCAATCAAGATCTTTATAGTTCAAATCCATAACTATTTTCTCCTATTTTTTTGTGAATGAATAATTAAGCTTGAAATAGTTTTGCAACCAACAAACGTTCCGGGCTGATGCTTTCAAACTGTACACCAAAGAACATGGCCATAACAAACTGCAAAACAAAAGCAGCATGTTTTTCAACAGTGATCTTTTCGGTATCACCTTCCTGATCAACACCAACAAGCATATTGCCCTTTGTTGTCAAGTGGATGTAAGGGGACGTTTTCTTGTTTGAAAGTGCAACCAATTCGCATGTATCATCAGATGCTTCAAGATATGTTTTCTTGAATGCGGTGTTATAAGGCAATGCACCATGACTGGCCTGGTAGTCGTCATTATACATGTCATAAACCGTTTTTGAGATAAACATTTTCGTTGTTTCACCTTTAAGTTCATCCATCGCTGCCCGATAAATAGCCTTCAGTTTATCAACGGCATTGCTTGCAGTGATAGCTTCAGTTAATTCAACCAAATTACCTTGTGCAACTGAAATTTTTGGTGTGGCACCGGCCATA